ATACGGTGTGATTTTTTTGAGTGCTTCCATGTAAGGCTCTGCGCTATCACGGATGATTCGATTTTTATTTCTATCAACCGTAACGCTTATATTTCGTAGTTTAGCTAAAGTTTCATCAATACCTTTTATCTCTAAATTGCTACTCATTTATGCACCACCGTCCACAACTGCTTCACCTAAGAATCGTATCGTTTTGCAATCTCCTACTGAATCTCCCACAATCGAAATCTCATACAGCTTATCTTTGTATTTAAATCGATGTTCAGTATTCAATTTCGTTGTGTAACGTGTTTCCAGCTCTTTACGGTCACGTAAGGTATTCCCGCCCGATATCACAGATTCAAGCTGTTCACGGAAGATTACCTTTTCCCTGCACCATAATTTAAATACTGGAATCCACTCTGTATCATATCCACGACCATTCGGAACATCCTTTTGCTCGTAGAATTGAATGTGGTGTCTGAAATCATTCGCTCTTACTTTCTTCATGATTCACACCACCTATTCTTGCACAGGCATTTTGTTTTCTTCCTGTGAGTATTTAATCGATAAGATAAGCGACTGCATACCCAACGGAAACTGCCCGATTTTAATATAATCTGTATAATTCGATTCCCGATTATCCAACCAAAAACCCACGATTAATTCCGTTACAGCCTTAGTCAGTGGGTTAGTCGGTTTATATGCTCCAGCAGTATATAAGAAGAACTCCGCCCCTTTGATTAAATCAATAATAAACGGAAGTTCTTCTTCATCGTATCTGTGGATTGTTGCTATTTCTTGTGGGGTTACAATCATACATCTATACCCCCTTTATCTAATTATGCTGATTTCTTACCAGTAGAAGGGAATGCAGGTTCTTTTGATACATCGATTTCAGTAGAAATTACTGCACCAGTATCCCAGCTTACAACATCGAATCGGTCGATAACGCGAATATCAAATGAGTTACGGAAGAATGCGTTCCCACCTACTTCAGTTGCCAATACTTCGTATGCATCACGGTCGAATAAACGTGCTGCTTCTTTCAAATCACCAATGAATAATGGTGCTTTGTTTGCAGTTGATGCTAATACAGAGTTAGGAACAACTTCCACTTCATGTCCTAATGCTGAATATCCAGTAGAAGATGTTACATCAGGTTGTAATAAGTAGTTACCTTTTTCATCCTTGCATTTATCTAACCAGTTGAATCCGTCTTGGTTAGTAACGATTTTAGCATTTTTAGCAAACGCACCATCTAATTCTACGTTTACAATATTTTTAATATCGTCTGTTAATGAAACTGCTGTTCCACGTTTTGGTAATGCTTTTAGTACCGCTAAAATTTGTGTGTTACGTGTAAATACAGATTTACGTGCGATGAATTTGTCTAAGTATTGACGTAATGCCGCATCAGTATCTTGTAATAATTGACGTGGCACTGGGAGAATACCTGCGTATGCTTTCATTGCGTATGCTTTTTGTTCGAATTGTGGTGCTGCAATTTCTTCGATTTTATCCCATTCTTCAATGTTTACGAATCCTGTTTGACTAGCCAATTTTTCGAACACTCGTGTACCGCTTGCGAAGTTTGTTTGTTCTACTGTGATTAGTTTTGATAAATCGTACAATTCAGCACGTTTGTATTCGTTGATTTTAGTTTGTACGTCTTTAGGTACAATATATCCACCGTTTTCGTCTACTTTAGATTTTAAGAATGGCGTTGCTGATGCACCAGGTTCTAATTTCGCACGTTCTTCTAATGCACGTAATTCTTCTTTATCTGCGTTTGTAAGACGGTTACGAATGATTTTTGAATACAATTTATTGTATGCTTCATCGATGCTTTCTTCTGCTTTACGTTCTTCTTTTACTGGAACTTCTTCCACTTCAGGTAATGCACTTGCACGTACTTCTAACTCTAGGTCTAATTGCTCACGTAACTCTTTCATTTCGTCCACAATAGAGCGTAATTCTTCAGTTGATTTACCTTCCTTTTTAGCAAGGTTGTATGCTTCTTGTTTTTCTGCTAATGCTTTTCTTAATTCACGTTCGTTCATATTTTATAAATCTCCTTTTATTTTAAAATTTCCATTTCTAGATCTAGTAACTCGATTTCACGGTTACGGTTATTGTTTTTAAATTCTTCATAACTGCGCATATTCGTTACCGCTTCGGTATCGTCATACGCTGGGTCAGTTACAATCGAAACATCATACAATTTCTTAATTTTTGTAATGGTGCGTTCGTCTAACTCATCACCTTTTCTCCACTCTTGGCCATCTTTGTCAATCGTGAATCCGAATGAGCATTTATTGATTACCCCTGCTCTCATATTCGCTAACAGGTCTTTTGCGTAACTTGTATCTATCGGTGTAATATCGAATCTCAATCCGATTTCATCGATAGTTAGTGTTACGTTCACTCCCACACGTCCTAAAACAAGGTTATAGTCGTGGTTTACTAGCGCCACTGTGTCAGTCATATCTGCATTGTCTAAACAGTTTCTAGCCAGTTTTTCTTTAAATCCGTACATCGGTTTACTCCAACGTTCGAATTTAAGCGCATATCCAGTGATTACAGGCGTTTCTCCTTCATCACTTCGAATCTCCACTGGATTCGTCAGTATTCGCATTTCCTTTTCCATCGTCTTCACCTCCTTTCGGGTCACGTTGACTTGCTCCGTATCGATTCGTTGCTGCTTCAACTGCGATATCTAATGGAACAAGGTTCAATGTCATTAATGGTTTGTCCGCTAGTTCGGATTCATAAGGACTATCTTCGTTTTGCGCCCTTACTTCATTCAGTGATTTCATACCGTAAGAAAGATTGATTTGTTGCACTTTTGCACGACTTTCACTATCTCCACGTAATTCAGAATCCATGTTGAACTTGCAATAATATCCTTCATTTCGTTGTTTAGTCGTGTATAGCTTGTAATTCGCTTCTTCTTCTAGTTGTGTGACTAGCGGTTGTAATGTGTTCTTCACGTAATCTAAGGATTGGTGTTCGATGTTTGTATACGTTGCGTGTGTTAATTCGTTGATTTTGTGTAGTGGAACTTTGAAGATTGCTGCAATTTGTTGTTGCGAGAATTTCATCATTTCTAGGAATTGCATATCTTGTTGTGAAATACCGATTTGTTTATATTTCATTCCTAAGTCCACAACTGCGATGTTTTCATTCGAATTTACCCGTTGCCATTCTTCACGAATCTTTGTCTTAGCATCTCTATCGAACGAGCCATCCACTTCTAAAATTCCCTGTGGTGAACCGCCTTTCTCAACCATTCCTTTATTGAACGCAGTCGCAATATCCATCGTGGACATTTGCTCTCGAATCGATTGAAGCGGTGAAATACCCACAATTCCGTCCTTTGATAAGGCTTTAATGTGGAAGATTTCGTGTGGTAAGAACGTGATAGGCTGTTCTTTATAGGTCGTTTGATAGCCATATTCACGGGTTTTTCTATCAACAACTACCTGTGTGGTAGATGGGTCAAGGGGAATCAATTCGTCAATTTCACCCCGTTTATCAAATGAAATGTACGAATAGTGGTTTCCGTAGGTGCATATATCCGTGATAATCAATTTTTTATACACAAAAGGATTCATAAAGCGGTTTGGACGCACGTTTAATACGTGTGATACATCGCTCGATGAATCCTTCTCAATGTAGTTTTTATGATTCTTATATGACTTCCACGGTAGCTTTGCAATATCGTCACCTAATACGTTAATACACGCATATACAGTAGCGAATTGTGTCGCATTGTTTGCGGTAGGTGGAATCTTACCTGCTTTCACAGAATTATCCACTAAGTACTGGAATGCAGATTCCCAGCCAGTTTCACCGCTTGCGACTTTCTCTACTACCTTTCTAGGAATTATGCTTTCTAACATTCATATATCACCCCCTTTCTTTATGTTTATTCGCTACTAAGATTCCGAACACACTAAAAAAGGCACCCGTTGCATATAGACCTATAATCAAGTCGATATAAAACGTTGTGCCTAATATAATGAGTATTCCTAGTAGAAAGATTAAATCGTAATATTTCAATCTAAAACCCCCAATCATCACTTAATATAACCTTGTTAAAGTCTTCAGCTCTTTGTCCTTCCACAGCACGTTTAAATGCATTCAGTAATGCAGCAACAGGGTCGATTCGGTCTACACTCTTCGATTTCGTTATCTTCACATTCTCAGAAGCGTCTACTACCAATCGTGCGTTACCCATAGACCATTTAAGCAATTTATCCGTGTAATGTTTTAATGTGTTATTGTACACGCATTCTCGGAATTTCTTAGTTGCATCCGTCAACATTCGGATTGATTGTTCGATTTCTACCATCAACAATCCTTCCTGCTCTAACTCATGTACTAACTGGACTGCATTCCATTTGTCGTAACATACCTCTTTCACGTCATAGTCCTTACAAAACTTCATTATGTACGATTTAACAAGGGTATAATCAACGATAGAACCTTCCGTGAGTATTAATTCACCTCTATCTCTAAACACGTCAAAACGCACCTTATCCTTCGAAATACGCTCATAGTATTTATCGCTAGGCATGAATGATAATTGTTTCACTCGATACTCGTTTCCCTTCCGTGCTACCAGTCCGATTGATGTTAAGTCGGTTGTCATGGATAAGTCGAACCCTAAATACACGCTTGCACCTTTTGCAAACTCTGCAAAATCGTCTTCTTCTAATTCTGCTTGATTCCATTTTTCCATATCCATATAGCCTGCTTCGGGCATATCTACCCACTTATTCATGTTCTTAGTTAAGAAGTTGCGCATCTTTTCGGGTACATCTAATGCGATTCGTAATTCGTCACGTAAGAATTTCATACCTTCTTCAGTAGTCGCTACAATCGGATTCGCTTTTATCCAGTTACGCTCATCCTTAATATCATCGCCATCGTCTAATTCGTTAATCATAGCGAAATAGGATTCGTTTTCTGTATCATCGTTTGGATCTAGCAATTTAGTTACGTAATTGTATTCTTCTTTGTAGCAAGGATTCGATAGGTCAAACCCTGCTGTGGTAATAATACTAATCAATGGTTGTGCTCGTGCTACTTGCCCCGATTTCAGTACCTCGTAAATCTCGGATGTCTTATGTGCGTGGTATTCGTCAATCAATCCACACTGTGGGTTTAAACCGTCACCAGTTTTCCCTGCTTCCTGAGATAAGGCTTGAATGAATCCACCTGATTTCTCATGAGTGATTTTCCCGTATGCTCGTTTGAATTTTTCTTTAAACGCACTATTTCGAATTTGAATATCGGTTTCATTCCACAGGATTTTAGCTTGCTCTGTTTTCGTTGCACCGATATACACTTCTGCGTAAGGCTCTCCAAATGCACTTGCTTCATAACTAGCTACACACGCATTCGATTGTGTCTTAGCATTCTTACGGGCTACCTGCCAATACGATGTTCTAAATCGTCTAT